GACTACACGATCAAGGTAATCAGACTCAGATTCACCTTCTTTGCGTGGTAATGTTAAGGCTGCAAGGATAGCCTGCTGCTGAAGCCAGTTTTGCAATCCTGGTTTTGCCGCCACACCGAGAATGGTAGTAACGCTCGGTAAAAGGCCCAGCTTTTTTGCATCTCGCAAAGTTGTGTTTCGCATCCCTTTTCCATCGGATTTTTCAATTCGATAAAAAGGTTCTCCTTCTTTAGTGTACCAATGTCCACTTTCACTTTTGTTCTCTTGCACTTTTTCTTCCCCTTTTTGGTTTTACTTCATCCGTGTTTATATCGTATTGCGTTTCTACAAATTTAATTTCAATAGGTGCTGGTGGCACAACTTCTACTTCATATTGCGCTGGGATTTCCTGACCACACCAATCCGATGGCATTTTATTAACTACCACAGGATTGAGCTTACAAGCTCCCATCATATCATTTTGGTTAAATACAAAAAACTTACAAGATTTGCAAGTCATTAGATGCCTTTAGAGTAATTGGTAATTCTCATGCTGTCCTCTTGGAACACGCATAAGTCTGATGCAACTAGCAGAACTGCTTTAATGACTGCTGCTAAATCTTCTGGTGTAAAGCTAATAAGTTGTTGTTCTTCGTCAACTCCAACCCCTTGCCATACTTTTTCCGTGTATTTAGTTTCAATGATGTCTTTAATTAAGTTCTGCATAGTGTTCTCCTTTAGAACGGAACGTCATCTACAAATGGGTCTTTCTTGGGTAATTCGTCAGACCCTGCTTCTCTAAATCCTTGTGGGATTTTTTCCTTGCCGATTGAAATACTGAAAAACTTGCCCTTTTTACCTTCTTTAACCCAACCCGAAAGCCAATGCTCTTTACCATTAACCATAATTGTGCCTGTCCAATCAGGATGGTTATCAGTCGTTTTACGGTCATTTTTAAATAAACTCCCTGAGCCTTCTTTTGGTGTATATGCCATTTTCTTTCCTTTATAAAATATCTTTGGCTATTGATTTCATTGCACTACTAGACTTGCTTTGCACGGCAGCGTTTGCATCGTCATCGGCTTGAACTACACCGACAACTGCTGCAAGCGCATATCTACGCATATACGTCAGCGCAGAACCAGAGCCTTGTGCATCAGGCTTTGATACAGGTAAAGACATCTCTTGACCAATCCACTCACCAGAGCTGTGAGCTAAGATCGTGGTCATTGACATTGTGCCGTCAATATATTCGCCAGGAAACTGCATAACTGAGAGGCCGTTTGCAGCCAAAAGATCACGACAAGCATCCCACACAGACTCCAAGTCAGCATACTTAGACTTGAAAAACGGATTTGCTGAATCTTTTTTTGCATGGCTCAATTTCCCCTGAACGATTGACAAAGCTGTTGCTAATTTAGCAATTGATTCTGATTGATTCATTTTGCACCCCCAAATACATTCCCAAAATCATTAATAACATCACGCAAAATTGGATGCACATGAGCATTTCGTGGCTTACCACAGGCATGACGAATAATATCGATTTGATCTTGTGTTGGCCATCCACACTCCATCGCATCTAATGCTTCTTCAAGTTGTTCTTCATGCTCTAACATCAGTTGGTGTAATTCACCCATTTCGTTCCCCCGAAAAATATAGCGAAATTGCTACACTATTGATTGTAAGCATATTTACATAGGTGTCAACAACTATTTGCAAATTAACAACATAAGGTGTAAGATTGCTTACATGAAGCTAAAACTATCAGATTCAGCAATAATTGATTTGCTGGGGGGATCAACAAAAGTCGCTAAACTTGCAGGGGTTACGCCTAATGCCGTATCAATGTGGCGTAAAAACAACATTCCTCATGAAAAGTTTGTAATATTGGCTGCCACGCTTGAGCGTGAATCAAATGGTTTAGTTACAAGAAAAGATATATTCCCCCAATCCTGGCACTTAATTTGGCCTGAGCTACTATGAGCGATCCTTTTGAAATACTTGAGCCAACCGTCATTAGCTTTAGTGGTGGTCGCACATCGGCTTATATGCTTTGGCGCATATTGCAAAGCAATAATGGATTGCCAGCAGAAGCTATAGTGGTTTTTGCCAATACAGGCAAAGAAGAAGAAGCAACTCTTGAATTTGTCAGAGATTGTGAAAAACATTGGAATGTTCATATTCATTGGGTTGAATACAAATATGCTGAAAAAACAGCAGACCGTTGGAAAAAAGTAGATTTTGAAACAGCTAGTCGTAATGGCGAACCATTCTTTGAGCTAATAGACCAAAACGGCTCACGATACCTTCCAAATCCTGTAGCTAGGATATGCACAGCCAAGCTCAAGATTCGCACCATACACGCCTATTTAAAGGCTTTAGGATGGAAGCACAATGAGAACATGGATTGGGTAGGGATTAGGGCTGACGAAATGCGTAGAGCTGCCAAAATGGACAGAGAGCGCACTCCATTGGTGACTGCTGGCGTAACAAAAGAAACAGTAGGGGAATTTTGGAAAACACAACCTTTTGATTTAGGTCTGCCAAATATGAATGGGGTCACAATGCACGGCAACTGTGATTTATGTTTTTTGAAGCCTACACACCAAATTATTAGTCTTATCAAAGAAAAGCCAGAACGTGCTGATTGGTGGATTAAAATGGAAAATCATGCCACATCAAGCAATAAAACCTATGGTGATGGAGCAAAGTTTCGCAAAGATAGGCCAAGCTATGCAGAACTAAAGAAATTTGCTTTATCCCATGATGATATGTTTCCCACAGATGAGGAAGGAATCCCTTGTTTTTGTGGTGATTAGCAGTAAAATCTATGGACAGGCTAGGGTAGCACCCGAACAGCGATTAGTCACCGCCCGCCATGTCCACCCTTTTTTGACTGCCTTTGACAGAGGAACAAACTGTGCATTATTACCCCCATGAAATAGGTGATATTGAAGCTAATGCAAGGCTTCATAAGCTACCTATGACTTATGTTTTAAGAACAAACAATTTTGAATTCATCAAGATTGGATATGCAAAATCAATAAAACAAAGAATGTCAAACATTCAAAACGGTTGCCCATTTAAATTATTTTTTTGGCTCGCTATTTACAGTCCTCGTTATGTTGAGATTGAAAAATATTTACATACAAAATTTGATCATTGTAGGTATCGTGGCGAATGGTTTACGCCACTTCCAGATGATTTAGATGAATTATTAATATTTTTTGAAAATACAAACAAGCACATAAGAGAGGTGCAAAATGCACTACTATAAAAAAAATATTGGGGATTATGCTAAAAAAACAGGCAGATTGTCTATGTTGCAGCATGGAGCTTACACGCTTTTAATTGATTCTTGTTATGACCGTGAAAAATTTCCTACATTAGAAGAAGCTATTGAATGGTCTTGGGCAATTACAAAAGACGAAATTGATGCAGTTGAATTTGTTTTAAAACGATTTTTTACGTTTGAAAATGGTGTTTATGTTCAATCTAGAATTCAAGAAGAAATTATTGAATATCACAGCAAATCCAATAAAAACAAAGAAATTGCTTTGCAAAGAGAGGCAAAACGTAGAGATGAAAGCACGAAACGTACACGAATCGTAAACGAAGCGCCACCTAACCAAGAACCAATAACCATTAACCATAAACCAATTAAAAACATTACGCCACCTGAAGGTGTCAATATGGGTTTGTGGGAAGATTATCTAAAAATTCGTAATGCTGCCAAAAAGCCGATTACAGAAACAGCTTTAAAAGGTTTGATAAGAGAGGCTGAAAAAGCTAAAATTTCCCTTTCAGAAGCGTTACAGACCTGTTGTGAAAGAAGCTGGATTGGTTTCAAAGCTGAATGGATTGCAAAGCCAGTATTGACACAAGACAAACCAGCTCAGAAATGGGATGCCACATTTCAAGGTGTAATGGATAAAGGAAAAGAACTTGGAATATTGCCAAGACCAGGGGAAACAGAAGGTCAATATCGAGAAAGAGTCAGAATGGGCAGAGCATAAACATAGGTGCGCTGTTCGATATATGTGTCATTTGCGCCACACCAAAGGATTAAATTGGTTCAGAAACTACATAGCAGATAAAAACTTTAGTAAAGTGGTATTAGACGATTTTTTTAAACAATGGAAATTAGGCAACAAGGGGGAATACGGATGCTGGAAAAATACATTGTCGGAGCAACAGGGTTTGGATATTTAGTTGTAGGTTTATCTCAACTAAAAAAAGGTGCAATACCTAATGCAATGATTTGGGTAGGTTATGCGTTTGCTCAAGTTGGTCTTTGGATGTCACTTAAATGAAGGTGCTTGTTGCTTGTGAGTTTAGTGGAACAGTTCGTGATGCGTTCATTAGGGGGGGGCACGAAGCTATGAGTTGTGATTTAGAGCCTACAGAAGTGCCTGGGCCACATTATCAAGGCGATGTAATGAATATCATTGGTGATGGTTGGGATTTAATGATTGCTCATCCACCATGCACACATCTTGCTGTAAGCGGTGCAAGACATTTTGCTAAAAAAATTGCAGATGGTCGGCAACAACAAGGTATAGATTTATTTATGTCATTAGCTAATTGCAATATTCCACGCTATGCAATAGAAAATCCTGTTGGAATTATGTCTAGCAAATGGCGCAAACCCGATCAAATAATTCAACCTTGGGAATATGGTCATGGAACAACCAAAGCAACTTGTTTATGGCTTAAAGGATTGCCTTTACTACAACCAACTAACATTGTTGATAAAGGTGCTATTTGGACAGCTAAAAGCGGTAAACGAATGAGCCAATGGTTTTATGACAGCAGTCTTTTGCCACCAAAAGAAAGAGAAAAGATGCGTAATAAAACATTTCAAGGTATAGCTGATGCTATGGCAAATCAATGGGGAAATTTATGAAAGAATATGATCCAAATGATGCGGTTCACTTTATCTATGAAACAGCTCCTGCGTATGCGAAAGCCAAGGGCGAATTGGCGCAACTCGAAGCGTTTAAGCATAGTCTTAAAGCAATTAAAATGGCGCAAGCGGATGGGGCATCCATTGCAGCTAAAGAAATGGAAGCATACCGTAGCCCTGAATACCAAGAGTTATGTAAGGCTATAGGCACAGCCACAGAGCAAGCAGAAAAGTTAAAATGGCAACTTGAAGCAGCAAAGATGCGCTTTGAAGCTTGGCGCACAGAACAAGCTAATAACAGACAAATAGAAAGAATGACACAATGAACGATTACGCAGACACCGTATTACGCCTTAATAGACTTACAAAGTTATTCTTAAATTCTATTTTGAAAGCTCGTAAGACAGAAGCGTATTTAATTGCTTGTCAGATCACAGAAACAGCTCAAGAGCTAGAAGATTGGGCGAGTAAAAATAGTGTCCACTAATGAAAAGAAGTCACTTGACAAGATTGCAAGACTCGGATGTATTCTCTGTTCCGAAATCCTTGGGATTGAAGGCGGTTCGCCAGCAGAGCTCCATCATGTGCGGAGATATGGATCTGTCAGGTCTGCATCCCC